TACACGGCTTGGTGATGATCTGAAGACACGGGCTGGTCAGATTGTAGCTGATGGATTGGGTAAGTCGATACCTGTGAATGATGTTGTTGCCAACTTAGAGAAAGAGTTGAACATCACGAGGGCACGTGCCAACAGTATTGCCAGGACAGAAACTATGAGAGCAGCACATGCCGGTAGTTATGCTCAGGCAATCAGGGATGGTAAACAATTCTATATTATAGATAGTCGAGCTGAAGCATGTAAGATATGCAAACGTAAGTTCACTGATGAAATCTTTAGTATAGGAGACCCTGGTCCTATGCCTCCAGCACATCCTAACTGTGCATGTATTCCATTGTATTTCGATACATTTGAAGAGGCTACAAGATGGGCAACCAAGATCAGTAATGATATTAATAAACAAGTTAAACAATTAGAAGACAAAGGATTAACAGTAAAACCTGATGGTACAGGTACCAAGGTTAATGAAATGAATCCAAAGAAAAGATTAAAGAATTAACAAGGTGATAAATGATGACCAATGAACATAGATTTATTCTCAGTGATGAGGGTAAGCCTTATAAACGTCAGCGTGTCGGAGATGGTATCAACCTGGTATTAGCTAAGAATGGAGATCAGACGGTTTCACATTCCTTTGCTTTTGATCCAGATAAATATACAATCGAAGCCGCATCCAGCTATGTTGAACGTATGGGCTTAGAAGTTAAACAGATTAAAGCTGCTCGCAGTCTTGATGGTAAGGTGTGGGGTAGTGGTATTCATCATGTTTATGTGAATGATAAACCAGCCAGGGTATTTGTCCCTGAACAAACAGTTATAGAAACATTTAATAATATGAAAGCTAAGATTGCAAGTGAAGGCTCGATAGGTCTTGGTATTGACCATTTGGGTGATGATGTATTAGCTGATAATGATATATTACGTAAATTAAACTTATTAGATGTGGGTGCAGTATCCAGTATTGTTACTGATGGTACAGGCATTTACATTAAGGAAAGTAACATCACCAATGATGCTATACGTAACTTACATGAACAGGGTGAACTCCCTGCATATAGTATAGTCGGAGGTATGGACGCCAAACCTTGTCCAACTGGCAAGGCTGACTATGTCGTCGAACATATTGATGTAGAAAGAATAGATATTGTTGGAGAAGGCGGTTGTGAAAGTTGCAAGGTTGGTGTTCAGCCATCCGATATTATATTAACCGCTAAGTTAAGTAACAAAGGAGATGAAGAAATGGAAATAATTGCAAATGAAGCACCTGTCGAAGAGGTCCCTGAGGCTGAAGAAGTCGTTGAAGAACCTGTTGAAGAGGTTGTCGAGGAAGAAAAAGTAGAGGAGGCACCTAAAGATGGCGTGCAAATCGAAGAAGAAGTCGAAGTCGAAGAGGAAGAAGAGGTAGTCGAAGAGGAACCTTCAGAGATGGATGGTTTACTTAAAGAGATTGCTGACCTTAAGGCTGAGATCAAAGATTTAGGTGGTAAGAAACCTAAAGTTGAAGCTAAAGATGCTGAAGCTGCAGTAAATGATTTAATCAAAGCTGGAAAGGCATTACCTAAAATGAAAGCTGGATTAATTGCAACTTACAATGCAGATCCTGAAGCATTCGCAACCCTTGCAGCATCCATGCCTAAAATGGTACAGATGGAAGCTAAAGCTAAGTTAGCTAAAAGGGATAAGAAGAAAGAAGCTGAAGCAGAAGCTGCAGCAGAACAAGAGTTAATAAACAAAATATTTAGATTATAAAAAAACAAAAGGTGATATAAATGGCAAGTAGAGTAGCAATAAACAATATGAGGAACTTACCGGTTAAAACCGCAGTAGCATACGAAGGAGCTTTAACCAGATACAGTAACACAGTCTCCCCAATGGGTGGACTTAACGAAGGCGCTGGTGTTTATGCAGCACCTATCGCTAAAGGTGACTTAGTTAAACTTAAAGCTGGAACTGACAAAGGAATTATATTAGTAGAAAAATTCACAAACGCAAATGAAGCAGATGTTGTTTCTGGAATGGCTGTAGCTCACCCACAAGGTAGAGATAACACAACCGTCTCCGGACAAGTACCTGTAGTTGGATTAATGAGGAAAATTGATGTCGCATTCTTCGGATTAGCTATCATCGAACTCGTCGCTGAAGGAACAATGCTTGTAGGAAACAAAGCATTACTCTCCGAATCTGTACAGAACGGTGTTATTGATGGTGCTGCATTACCTACTGCTAACGGTGGTATGGTTAACATGGCATATGCAACAGTCGGTGAATTTGTACCTGTCTTAATTGGATTCGCTGGATACGCACCTGCAGACTAAATATAAAAGGAACACGTAGTTGAACATAGATTGATTGATAGAAAATAATATAATAGGAGATGAATAACATGGCAGTAATACCAAACTTAGTAAAAGGATTAGATCCAAGACAGATACTACAACCAAGAATACTTGAAGGTGTAATAAATAAAAAGTTAGAACAGGAACTTTCATTCGGTTCTATGTTCCCAATTGTTAAGACTGATGCATTATCATTCGCATACTTTGAAGACTTAACAACCGCTGGAGCAGACATCGCCTCCGGTGCACAGGGAACACCTGCACCACTCATGGAACTTGGTGAACTCGATGAAATCGAAACCAGTTCAATCAGTATGAAGTACGGTGGAATGGACAGGTTCGGTTACCAGCTCAAATTCTCCAAGAGAATGTTAAGAGAAAACGCTATTGTTGATGAAATCAGCAGAGCTGTTGACAGAGCATCATTCGGTATCGCAAAGAAAATGAATGACGACATAATATCCGCAATCAAAGCAGCTGGTCAGGACCTCGGTTCCGGTGCAGCAGTATGGTCCGCAGCAGGAGCAACTCCTGTCGAAGATATGCTCACATTCAAAGACGCATCCATGGTAGAAGGATACCCATACGAACTATCTGACCTCTACCTTCACCAGACCAACTACTTCGAAGCTCTTAAATATGTACAGGGCATAGACATCAACTGGGTACAGGACCCATTCGGTGGACTTAAAGAATTACCAATGATTAACGGTGTAAGACTCCACAACATCAGGCAGACTCAGCTCGCTGAAGGTGGATACATGGGTGCAGATGCAAGATACCCAGGATTAACCATATACGAATTTGTCGACGGTGACAAATCAACCATGGAAGGCGGACACGTTAACATTAACGTAATCGAAGAAGAAAAATACCCATACAACACTGTTGTAGAAATCTTCGCTGAAAGAGGAATAGCAGCTAAACTCCCATACGCTCTATACTACAAAGCAACCGGTATTTAAGTACAGTATATACATAGTTTGATATAGGGGTATCGTCCCCTAACCATACTTTTTTTAACTACAAAATGGAGTTGAATATTATGAACCAAGAAGATTTACATTACAAGAATGATTTATTATCACAGATTAGCAGTCTTAAAGCATCTATTAAAGTATTAAAGCTTGATGAAAAAAAGAACAAGTCATTAATTAAAAATACAGAAAAGATTATTAAAGAAATAGAAGTTAAACTTAAAGAATTTGAAGAAGAAGTTGTTGCAAAGAGGGAAAGAGAACTTAAAGAACAACAGGAACGAAGAGTCCAAGAAAATCTTGATGACCTTGCATTCCTTAATGAGTATCTACAACATGTTGGTACTTTAGGTTATGATGAATTACCAGATGAAGAGATGTCTAATAGATTTTTCAGATTAAAGAACCGTCCTCATATTGCACGCCAAATGAAACTTAGATTAATTAAATACAGATCACAATTCCGTAGAGATGTAGCAACGAAACATACCGCTGAATCGTAAGGACTGTGTGTTATAACACATATTATTAGTTTAAACAAAAAAAGGAGTTGAATATTATGTTAAGAGGAGCACCAAGAGGAGTTAAACATAACGAAATTAAAGATGAAGCTGAAATTAAAAACCTTGCAGTATCTTCAGGTAAACTTGCAGCTAACGCTGTTACATATGCAAAGTTAGATGCTAATGGAAGAAGGTTAAAATTCACAGTAAGAAGAGAAGTAACTGATGTTGCTGCTACTGATTTCGAAATACCATTAATGATCGCAGATGTTGCAGGTACATTAGTATCCGCTAAAGTTGTTGGTGGATCAGGTATTGGACAGGCTACAAACTACAGTTCATTAGCTGTTATTAACAAAGGAGCTGCTGGAGCTGGAACTACAAACATGGCATCATATGCATTTGATAACAACACAACTCA